TATTTGCACATGGGAGGGTAATTTTTAACACATTTTGAGATTATGACAAGAACTTTAGATGAAGTATTAGATATTTTAAGACTAGACTACAAGAGACCAATATTAAACCTAGTAGATGGGGTTTGGACTTATTATAACGGTTGCAAGTCTTATAGAGGCGACCTAGAATTTTTATACCTAGGTGACATAACAGACCCAATGACACCCCACTTAGATACAGGACAAGGTGAAGACATACAGTACTTACCTAGCTTAGATATGTTAACAGGTAAAGAGGAACAAGCAGGACATAGATTAACAAACTTAGAAAGAGCAGGCTATCATATCTACATCTTAGCATATAGAATAGGAGTAGAAGATATGTTAGAAAAGCGAATGAGGTATATAATGTTTGCAAGCCGTTCCTACATGACAGACGACTTACCAACAGACGACTACCACCGTGAAAAGTGTGAGCTGGTTAAGCGTTCATTAAATCTACTAGAAAAATTATATAATGAGTAATACTAGCTTAAATAAATCTAAGGCAGCAAAGAATGATGAGTACTACACAAGGCTAGAAGACATAGAGATGGAACTAGACCACTACAGTCCATACCTAAAAGGAAAGAAGGTGGTTTGTAATTGTGATAGTGAGGCTAGTATGTTTTGGACTTACTTAACTACTAACTATGAAAGTCTAGGGTTAAAGGGACTAACAGCTACACATTACGATCCGAACGGTACATATAAGTTAGACTACAAAAACGGACAAACTATAAAGACAGCAGTAAGTGGTGATGGTAGTTTTAATAGTCCAACTAGCAAGGCAATATTAAGGGAGGCAGACATAGTAATTACAAACCCACCCTTTAGCCTATTCAGAGACTATATAGATACAATCAAGGAGAAAGATTTTATAGTAATAGGTTGTATAAATGCAGTGACTTATGGGAATGTCTTTCCAATGTTTAAGGCAGGACAGATTAGATTAGGTCATACAACACTTAGGTACTATGTAATTCCAGACGGTACAGTTAAAGACTTAGGCAGTACATCATGGTTTACAACGTTACCTGTAGACAGACAGGAACTAGTACTAACAGCAACTTATAACCCTACTGACTATCCAACCTACAGTAACTATCCAGCTATCAATGTGAATAAGGTAAAGGACATTCCAAGCGACTATAACGGTTTAATGGGTGTTCCTGTAAATTTTCTGACTAAGCACTGTAGCAGTCAATTTAGGATAGTAGATAGGTTGAATAATCCAAAGCTAGGTGAGAAGACAATCTATAAGCGTGTAATAATTGAAAGAATATGAAACGACCACTAAACCACTTAGAACTTTTTGCAGGTATTGGAGGCTTTAGTAGGGCAGCAGAACTATTATACATTGACAGTGGCTTAGAGATACCAACCATAGCCTACAGTGAGATAGATAAGTTTGCAGTGAAGACCTACCAAGCAATACACCCTAGCAGTAAATATAGTCTAGCAATGGGTGACTTAATAGCATGGAACAAGACAAAGGATTATATTACTAGGAACTTAGATATAGATATTTTAACTGGTGGCTTTCCCTGTCAGACTTTTAGTAGTGCAGGCAAACGAGCAGGATTTCAAGACCCAAGAGGAACGCTATATAATGAGATAGTACATATCCTAGAAGTCAAGAAGAAACAACACAAGCCTATCCCTTTTGTACTCTTAGAGAATGTAAAAGGACTATTAACACACGACAAGGGTAACACTTTTAAGACTATCCAAGCAAGCCTAACTAGTCTTGGCTACACTGTATACTGGGATTTATTTAATGCAGCAGATTTTAAGTTAGCCCAGAATAGAAACAGGCTTATAATTTTTGCCACCACCTTAGACTTACCTAACTTTACCTTCACATCAACTAAGGTAAGGGACGTTTTTAACAGGGACTATAGGAAGGAATGGAGCATAAATAATCAGTCTGAGGTATTGAACATCCTAGATAAAAAGGTAGACTGCAAATATAACACCTCAACTAGTCCAACATACAGGGCTTATCTGTTGGGGGAAAATACTAGCTACACAACAAAGCCAAAATTTGATAGACAGATAGCAGCAACCTTAACCTGCAAATCTGATAGAAGGGCAGGAATGGGAAACTACTATACACATCATTATATACAAACAGGTACGAGGAAACCAAACCCAGACTATCACACCGAGCCACTTAGAAGAATTACACCTACTGAGTCTTTTAAGTTACAAGGATTTACAGGACATGATGTAGACCTAGCTAGACAGGCAGGGGTAAGTGACACACAGCTATATAAACAGGCAGGTAATAGTTATGCGGTTAATATGTTCTATGCAATTTCTCACTACCTGTTTAATGACCAAAGAATACAGGAAAAACAATGATAACAAAGAAAAAGATACAGGCCTTATATCCAGATGTTAGAGAGTCAGTACAGGAATATATGTACAACGCCTATAAGTACTTAGAGTCTGAGTATGGGGAAGTTAAGAATGAATGGAAAGCAGCCCTATCCCTTCTATCTGAGTCACTAGATATGTTTTATCAGTGTAAGGAAAGAATTAAGAAGGATGGCCTGCTGATACTAGATAGATACGGCAACCCCAATAAACACCCCTTACTACAAATTCAAACAGCCTATCAGATACAGATATTAAAGGTAGTGAAAGAGTTAGGACTATCACCCCTAGCAAGTAGTAAGATAGCGGATAAGCCAGAGAAGGGGGAACAGGAACTTAGTGCAGAGGATTTCATAACTAAACTAACAGCAGGATAATATGGAACATTTATACAAGGGCAGCGAGTTAAGGATTAAGCCCCAAGGATTCGTAGAAGGTGGACAAGTTACATTTTCCACTGTTAATCCTAAGTTTGGTACTATCTTAACAGCTACAGACGATGAGGGTTATATGTTTCTATCATGGCCTCACCTTCAATATATGGGAAAAGGCGTACTGCAATATAAGGTGAATAATCCGAGTACAGGAATTGATAGACTAATTACCACAGAATACTTTATAGACTCAGATTTAGAGGTATCTGACACTGAGACTCTAGGTAATGTTAGTGATAGAATAGAAAATACTGTTAGCGGTAAGTTGACAGAGAAGATAAAGGAAGGTATAGACAATGTAACAAGGTCAGCACAGGAACAGGTAGATAGTGCAAGTAATAGAATTAAAGAACTAGGCACTACATTTTCTACTACATTATCAACACTAGGCAAGAGTGTAGATAGTGCTTTAGAGGATGTAAACACTAAGGTAACACAGAAACTAGGAACGGTTGATACTAGGCTGACACAGATACAGGATGACTTAACTACTAAATGTCCTTATGTCGGTGGTGATTACTATGTATATAATTACGACAGAACTACAGGAAGTCAAAAGAAGACCAGCCTATATGTGAAAGGACAGGACGGTAGGAACGGAGTAGACGGTAGAAGTAAGGAAGTAAGACACCAACCAACAGACACTACAGTTACGATTAATAGCGGTGAGTTTCATGTGTGGGAAGAGGTAGAAAGTCTTAATATCACCCTACAGCCAGCCTCTAACAGTCCTTTCCTAGATGAGTACGGATTTATATTCAAGACTGGTAGGACAGCACCTAGAATAAGTCTACCTTCTAATATCAAACTACCACGTACATTTATTATCTTACCAAATCATATCTACACTGTTACTATCTTAGGTACGGTATTAGAGTTTGGTAGTCAATCATTATAAGGTATGAAGAAATATATTAAAGAAGGACACCTATATAACGGTTACATAGAATTAGACGGAAATACAATCATTAACCCAACTGAGGAAGAACTAGTACAAGCAGGATGGCAAGTAGTAGAAGAAAACCCAACTACTGACCAACAAGAAGACATAGTAGTAGAGGAACACAAAGAGCCAACTGAGGAAGAACTACTACAGGCTGCAATAGTACAGAAGATTAATGACATACGATATTACGACAGTTCAGATAGTGTAAATCAGTTTCAAGTAGGTAGCCTTAAGATGTGGTTAGATAAACAAGAAAGGTGTATCTTATACGCTGCTCTCCTCGCACATGAACAGTTAGGCAAGGAGACAATGACTAAAATTTATCACGGTCACACATTCAGCTATCCTTTGGCACAGTGGAGACAACTATTAGGACTCATTGAAATATACGCTACTGACTGCTTGAACTGTACAGAAACTCATATAGAGGCCGTTAAAAGACTTACTAATAGAGAGGAAGTACTAGCATACGACTACAAACAGAATTACCCAGACCCTTTAATACTAGGATAACACGATGATAGATGAGAAGTACAAATCTTATGCAAGGGGTGTTTTAGGCGGTAAGGTAGTAGCGTGTGAGTATGTTCGTCATGCTTGTTCTAGATACCTAAGCTGGTTTGACAAAGAAGATAGGTACTTTGATTCTAAGGCAGTTGATAAGGTAGTTAATTTCTTACAAAAGCTACCACAGTCTACAGGTAAATTTGCAGGCAAGCCCTTAGTATTGCAGGAATGGCAGAAATGGGTAGTAGCAAGTATATACGGCTTTAAGTGGTGTTCAGATAATACTAGAGTCGTTAGGGAAGTCTATATAGAAGTAGCCCGTAAATGTGGCAAAAGTACACTAGCAGCAGGTCTCATGTTATATCACCTCATAGCAGACGGTGAAAATGAGGCGCAAGTTATTTTCGCAGCCAATAGTTACGCACAGGCACAACTCGCTTTTACAATGTCCAAAAATTTTATTAGTAATATAGACAAGATGGGTAAGTATTTTAATTATTACAGGGACTCTATTAAGTTTCCCCTTACCAAGTCTACTATGAAGTGCGTGAGTAGTGAGGCTGACAAGTTGGACGGTCTAAACTGTTCTGCTTTTTGTCTAGATGAGTACCACGCAGCAAAATCTAATAATACTGCAAATGTCTTAACAAGTAGCGTAGGAATGAGAACCCAGCCCCTAATGCTATATATAACTACAGCAGGCTTTGATATGTCTAATCCATGCTACCAACTTAGAAGTACATTTATAAGTATCTTGGAAGGTAAGGCAGAAGATGATAGTATATTTTCAGCTATCTACACACTAGACAAGGAAGACGACATAGAAGACCCTAAGAACTGGGTAAAGTGTCAACCAAACCTAGGCTTAACTGTTACTGAATCTTACTTACAATCTGAACTAAGAAAAGCAAAGAATAGCCCATTATTACTCACTAACTATAAAACTAAGTTAATGAATATTTGGTGTAGTAATGAAAGGGGTGAGTGGATTCCTAGTAGATATATACAGGACTCAATGACTACTATAGACCTTCAAGACCCAATATTTCAAGGGTGTACAGGCCACTTAGGATTAGACCTTAGTAGTACAAGTGATATTACAGCAATGACCTTAGTAATACCAACCGACAATACAATCTACTCTAAGTCTTGGTACTACTTGCCACAGTCTGCCCTAAGTGAGAGTAGCAACAGGGATAAGTATAAATTTTGGCAAGGACTAGGTTATCTAAATATCACAGAAGGCAATGTAGTAGATTATAACAGGGTAATTGAAGACATACAGGCTATTAACAAGACTATACCTATTGAGTGTATTAGTTATGACCAATGGCAGAGTACTATGGCAATTATTAAGCTAACAGAACTAGGATTTAACTGCCAACCTTATTCACAAACGACAGGCAGCATGAATAGACCGACAAGGCACTTGGAAATGATTGCACGTAACGGCACATTTAAGCTTGATAAGAACTTAATTACTAGTTGGATGTTTGGTAATTGTGAAATTATGGAAGACAGTAACGGTAATATCAAACCTGTTAAGCAGAATAATAATAGTGAACGTAAGATAGACGGTGTACACTCTACATTAAACGCACTTGGTAAGTACCTAGAACAGCCACGATATAATAACGAAATAACAGGATTTAATTTTTAACTATGAAAATACTAGGATTAAATATAAGTAGGGACAAGCCAGAAAAACGAGGCCAACCCTTTTATAACCCTAACTTATCAGAAAGTCTAGGGTGGGGTTTTGGTTATCAGTCAGGCAGTGCTATGAGTCTTAGTGCGGTCTACTCAGCAGTTAACCTAATTAGTGATTCAATTGCTACCCTACCTATTCAAGTCAAGGCAAAGAATACAAAGGGAACAGACCTACTAGACAAACACCCACTTTATGACATCTTTACTAACAATCGGATGACACGCTATACATTACTTAAGAATATTGTACAGTCTGTTTTATTGAAGGGTAACGCTTATGTCCTAATTGAGAGAAAGGGTAACAGTAAGGATGTAGTAGGACTTAGATACTTACCAGCTGATGATGTACAGTGTATTTATAGGAAGGAAGATAACACCCTTTACTATACCTGTTCATACATAGGGGCTAGACAGATACAACCTAGTGAGATTCTACATTTTCTTAGGTACTCAGTTGACGGTGTACAGGGTATTAGCGTCCTTAGTCATGCAGCTAGAAGTCTCAATATAGCACAGCAAACAGAACAGGTAGCAGAGAACTTTTTTAGCAATGGTTGTAACTTAAACGGTATAATCAAGGTACACAGTAATCTAAGTGAGGAACAAAAGCAGGCAATATCTACTAATTGGCGGTCTACATTTGGGCAAGGTAATCAAGGCGGAGGCGTAGTTGTGCTGCCTGTAAATATGGATTATCAGCCTATCAGTATTAACGGTAGTGATGCTCAGATGTTAGAGTCTAGGAATTTTAGTGTACAAGATATAGCACGTTTCTTTAATATAAATCCATTACTTTTAGGCGATTTGAGCAAAGGTAGTTATAGTAGTGTTGAAGACGCTAATCTACAGTTCCTATCCAATACCCTAAATCCTTTTATTGTGATGGTGGAACAAGAACTTAACAGGAAACTAACAAGCGGTACAGGATTAGAATTAGGCTTAGATGAGACTGCAATACTGAGAACGAATAAGGCAGAACTAGCAGGGTACTATAACAGTCTCTTACAGATGGGTGTACTTAGTATCAATGAAGTTAGAAAAGAACTTGGTTATAATCCAGTTGAGAATGGAGACAGCCACAACCTAGCCTATAATGACGTGTCTAAGACAAACCTAACAAGTAGTACAGATGAGGAAGGATAACAACATAGAAGTACGTGCAATCAGAAGTACCCCAGTAGTAAATCCAGACAGTAGAACAGTAGAAGGTTATGCAGTAGTTTTTAACAGCCAAAGTGAAGACCTAGGATTTTATGAGACTATTAACCCTTCTGCAATCACTGAGGAAGTACTAAAGAGGTCTGATGTGTTTTGCCTATTTAACCATGACCAAGACAAAGTACTAGCTAGGTCTAAATATGGTACAGGTAGCTTACAATTACAACTAGATGAACAAGGACTTAAATATACCTTCACAGCACCAAATACGGATCTGGGTGATGAACTTTTAGAATACCTTAGACGTGGTGACATTGATAGTAGCAGTTTCGCTTTTACAGTTAGCACAGATGAAGGTAGCGAGGTATGGACGACAGGAACAGACGGACGGCAATACAGGGAGATACTTAAGATTGACGAGTTACATGATGTCTCCCCTGTATGGAATCCAGCTTATAGTAGTACCTCAGTTAGTCAGAGAACACTAGATAAACTTAACCAACTAAGAGAAATGCAGGACGAGAAAGAGAAAGAAGTACAGGATGAGACTGTAGAGAAGACTGATGAGGTACAGGAAGAAGTACCAACACAGGAAGAAGTAGAAAAGAAAAACACTGACACAGAGGACGAGAATGAAGTACAGGAAGAGACTGTAGAGAAGTCTGATGAGGAAGTACAGGACGAGGATAAGGACAAGGATAACGATGTTGAGGGTGAAGATAAGGAAGATAAAGAGACACGCTCAGCACGAACACACAAACATATTAATATTAATACGATGAAAGAACAGAGATTTAGTTTACTCAAGGCTATTAGAAATGTAGCAGAAAACAGACAGCTCGATAACGTAACGGCAGCAGTTTGTAATGAGGGTATGAAGGAAATGAGGGCAGCAGGTCTTAATACAGTGGGTCAGATTTATATCCCAACCATGGAAACACGAGCAGCAGTTTCTGTAGCTAGTGAGGGTGTAGATGTAGTAGCAACAGACTTGTACGATATTATTGAGCCTCTCCGTGCTAAGAATGTCCTAGTACAGGCAGGTGCAAAGTTCTATACAGGCTTGACTAATAATGCACAGATTCCAGTAATGACAGGCTCTAATGTAGGTTGGGCAGGTGAGACAGCAGCAGCAACAGACGGTAATGTACTGTTTAATAATGTAACACTCACTCCAAAGCGTTTGACGGCTTATGTTGATATTTCTAAGATGTTACTTGCACAGGATTCTGTAGGCGTAGAAAATGCAATTAGGCAGGACCTTATCAATGCCATTAACTCAAAGCTCGAGAGTACACTTTTAGGCAAGGGTGCTAAATCAGCTACAAGCCCTGCAGGTATTTTCAACGGTAAGACCCCTACTAAGGTTACAGATTTTGAGGGCTTGGTAGGTCTTGAGGCTAAGGTAGAAGAGGCTAATGTATTGGGCGGTATTTCATATATTGCTAGTCCTTCTGCACGTGCTAGTTTTAGAAACATGATGAAGGGTTCTAGAGGTACAGCCCAGCTTGCTTATACTGATGGCACTTTGGACGGTACACCAGTTTACTCAACATCAAATGTAGAGGCTAAGACCTTTGTAGTAGGTGATTTCTCTAACTTGGCTATCGGTAGTTGGGGCGGTTGGGATATTACCGTTGACCAATACTCACAGGCAGTTAATGGCTTAATCCGCTTAGTAGTCAATACTTACTTTGATGCAGCACTTATCAGACCAGAGGCTTTCCAGTTTGGTACATTCGCAGTCTAATTAGTTAACATTGTTTCTATATGTACGTAAACTTACAGCAACTAAAAAAACATCTTAACATAGATTCTAGCTTTCATGAAGACGATGAGTACCTATGTGACCTAGAGCAAGCAGCAGAGCAAAGTGTAGAACGACATATAGATGATAAGTTAGAAAATATCATACAAGCTAGTGGGAGGACAACATTACCGCCTCCCCTAGTTCAATCTATATTAATTCTAACTGCAAACTTATACGCTAACCGTGAGTCAATTGCTTTTAGTAGTCACTCAGAGCTACCCTATAGTCTTACCTACTTACTAGACCTATACAAGAATTACAGTAAGAAGTACACAGGCGGAAAGGATAAGGTACAGCAATGAGAACAGGACTACTAAGAGACACCATAGCAATTTATCGGACAGAAATAAGACAAGACGATTTCGGAGGTACTAGTAATCATCACCGCCTATTAACAACTACTAGGGCTAATGTAGGTTATAAGACAGGAGATAGAGAGGTAGTAAATGATGAACTAGTCTATACCTATCAAGTTACTTTTGAAGTGTGGCAGTACGTTAATATACAGGAACACACAGACTATATTATGTACAAGGATAAGAAGTACAGGGTCTTAAGTGTCATTCCAGTACCAGCCCAACAGAAGAAGGTAATAGAAACAGAGCTAATCAATGAATAACGACAACTTAGAACTACTAGGGACGGAAGAACTGGTTAAGAAATTCACAGAACTAACAGGACGTGAACAAATCCGAGCTAAAAACACGACACTAAAAAAAGCTAGTGATATATTAGTTAAAGCAGCTAGGCAGAGTCTCAGAACAGTAACAAAGGGCTATAATCGTCCTAACTGGTGGAATGGCAAAACGCTAGAGTCTGGTATCAAGTATAGCAGGCAGAAAGATAGTGACGTAGCTAAGGTGCATATCCTCGGAGATTTTAGGCTTAAGTTCTTTGAGTTAGGTACACAATTAAGACGTACTAAGGCAGGTGCTAGTAGGGGTGTTCACAAGCGACATAGTTTTTTCCAACCCACTGTACAGGCTAAGATGTCAGAAGTTGAGGACTCTATGGGTAGGTTATTTTCTGAGTCTATTGATAAGATATGGAATAAGAAGTAATGGAGAGTTTAGAATTAGGAAGGGTAGTTAAATCTATCCTACTACAAGACGAGGAATTAAGTAGGCAAGTAGGGAGTAGGATATTCCCTTTAGTTAGTGACAAAGGTACTAGTTTCCCATTTATTGTTTATCGAAGGGACGGACTAACACCTAGCACTAATAAAGATAAGCTAGTCTATGATACACAGGTTAGAATGTCTTTTATAGTAGCTAGTAGTGATTATAGACAGGGGCTAGGAATATGCAGTAAGGTAATAGATGTCTTACTAGCAAGCCAAGGTAGGACTATAGGGGGACTAGAAATAACAGACCTAGAACTACAAGACACTAGCGAGGAATACAGGGAAGACACATTTCTACAGCTACTTAGTATAACAGTAAATATAAAAAATAAATAACATAATATGGCAAGTGTAACAAAAGGGCGAGATTTGATGCTCTTTATTAATGGGAAGTCTATCGCTTTTGCAACTAGTCACAGTCTTTCTATTAGCCAAGATACTACAGAAACTACTAGTAAAGATTCTGGCGGTAAATGGGTATCAGCACAGGCAGGTAAAATCAGCTGGGAAATGTCAACAGAAAATCTAATGTCAAATGATGGTGAAGGTGTAGGCTTTGAGGCACTCTTTGATATAATGACAGCACAGACCCCAATAGATGCAGTATTTGCGTTGGAGAAGAACTACAAGACAAAGGCAGATGAGGTAACTAAAGGCGGTTGGATTCCTTCAACTACTGGCACATATACAGGCAAGGTATTAATTACATCCCTAGAGTGTTCAGCACCAAATGAGGATAACGCTACATTTTCTGCTACATTTACAGGCGTTGGACCATTAAAGAAGGTGGCAACAGCATAAAAGAAATAATAATGAAACAGGGCTATACCTATTATATCCAAACTTAACAAGGGTGTAGTAGGTAGCCCAATAATTTTTTAATCATGAATATTGTAACTATTAACAACAAGGAATTTAAGCTAGTCTACTCAGTACGTGCTATGATGTTATTTGAGGCAGCAGCTAATAAACTATTTAGCCTAGATACACTCAGCGACCAGTACCTTTTTTTGTATTGTTGTATCTTAGCAGGTAATAAAGACACTGACCTTACATTTGATAAACTCTTAGACAGCCTAGATGAAGACCCTAGAATTTTTACAGTCTATACAGAGTTCATGAAAAGGGAATTATCAAGACAAGCAGAGTTTAAGGGTAAGGATGACACTAAGAAAGGTGAGGATAAGGGAAAAAACTAGGAATGGCAGATGTATTTAGTATCTTAGTATTTCAAGGCAACCTAGACCCCGAGTATGTACTAGACAGGATGAGTATGTTAGAATTACACGTACTAGTTAAGAATCTGTACAGGGCTAAACAGGATGACTGGGAGATAGGGAGACAGGCTATTTTTACATCTGCCAAAGTAATGGGTGGCACTAAAGAAAATAACCCACGAAAATTTATGCCCTTACCATGGGACAACTTAGAAGGTAGTACAGGTGATAAAGACCCACTACCAACCAAGGAGGACATAGAAAGACTTAAACAGAAAGCGAAAGAATATGGCACAAGATTTAGTAACCAAGATAAGACTTGATGATAAACAGTTTAAGTCTATAATCGACAAAGTAAAAAGTGAAGTAGGTAATACTGAGACTGTATTTAAGCAGGGTAGCGGTAATATCAAAAGGGAACTAAAAGCAATCCAAGGCGAGCTAGCTAATATGTTGCTCAATGGTGTAGACCCTGCTAGTGAGAAATTCCAACAACTAGCAGCAAGGGCAGGTAGTATCAAGGACGCTATGGGTGATGCAAAGGCAGTAGTAGGTGATTTTGCTAATGATGTACGAGGCCTTGCAGGTATAACTGATGTAGCAGGTAGTGTAGTAGGTGCTTTTCAAGTAGGTGCTGGTGCTATGGCTATGTTTGGGGTTGAGTCAGAGGAGGCACAGCAAACCCTTACTAAACTTGCAGGTGCTATGAGTGTCTTAAATGGTATCACACAGCTACAAAATACCTTCATGGACCAGTCAAGCGGTACATACAGGGCTTATCATGCACTTTTAAGGCTAGTAGGTATAGAACAAACAAACCTAACTACTACAGTCTCAGCTAATACTACTGCACAGGCTACTAATACGACAACACAGGTAGCAGGGACGACAGCACTAACAGCTAATACCACTGTTAAACAAGCAAATGCAGTAGCGACAACTGAAACTACCACAGCCACAGCAGCAAATACAGTAGCCACAGAAGGAGCAACAGTAGCAACAGGTGGACTAACAGTAGCACAAGGGGCAGCAACTGTAGCAAGTAAAGCCCTAAGAGTTGCCTTAAGTGCAATAGGTATAGGTATCTTGATTTCCCTAGTAGCAGCACTGTATCAGAAATTCGAGGACATAACAGACTCCTTTAAGACGGCAGAAGGTGCTAGTAGTAAGTTGGCGCAAGCATGGAATAAATTTAAGGTAATTGCAGTAGGTGTAGGAAATGCAATCTGGGAACACATGATCTGGCCACTTAAGATGTTTGTAGGTATGGTTAGGGATGCGATTAACGGAGATTGGGATAAGATTGCAAGTAACGCTATATCTGCTTTCAAAGGTGGCCACGATGTAATAGGTAACTATAATTATGCAGCTAACAAAGAACTAGCTAAGCAGAATAAGGAGGCTAGGGAACGTGAAACCAAGGCACAAGAAAAAGCCCTAAATGATTGGTATGAGGCTGAGAATGCGAAACACGGACAATCACTAAGCAGGGATATTATCTACCATAAGAAGAGACTAGCTGCACTTAAGAAGGGTAGTGAGGAATATAGGCAAGAATCCAACAAGCTAGAAGAGGCAATTAGACGACAGAGAGAAGATACTAGTAAGAAGTCAGCAAAACTAGCAGCAGACCAACGAAGGGCAAGTGAACAAGCAGCACGAAAAGCAGAGGCAGCTAGGAAGGCAGCACAAGCCAAGGCACAGAGGGCAGCAGAAGAGGCAAAGCGGAAAGCAGAAAAGATAGCAGATGACCAGAAGACCTTAAAACAGACTATCGAAACTGAGACCGTCAATAATAACAAGGGTAGTAGGAAGACAGAGGAGGAACAGCTAAAAAATGCGTATGGTTCAGATAAGAGTAACATAATCAATACACAAGGGGCTTTAGACAACCAGCTTAAAATTATCAACGACTACTACACTAAGATAGAAGGTTTTAGACAGGCAGACTTAGCAGATGAGATAGCAGCAGTTTCTAAAAAGTATGACACCCTAGCTGAGAAGGCACACGGTAATAAGGAACTACTCGAACAGCTAGAGAAACAGAAACAGGCTGCAATATCTAACATTCAGGCTGAGTATGCTAATAAATACACTGAACTACTAGACCAAAGGGCAAAGGATGAGAAAGAGGCAAGTGATAAACTCTTACAGCCACTACTCGACAAGGCTAGACAGTTAGGACAGGAACTAGGTAGAAGTCTAGACCTAAAGGGACTTGATTTTTCAGCACTTACTAAACTTACTGAGGAGCTACAGAAGTCAGTAGATAGTATGAAAGAACTACAGAAGGTTAAGGATAGCTTAGGTAGTTTTGAAAATAGCGGTATTACTAGGATGTTAGAGGATGCCAAGTCCTTACAACAGATACTAGGGTCTTCAATGGCTAGTGACGGTGAGAAGATAGCTGCTAGTATGGTGTTTATGTCTCAAGCAATACAACAACTAGGACAAGACAGTGCAGCAGCCAAAGCTGGTTTAGTCTTACAGGCAATAGGTCAGATTATCTTAGGTTTTGCACAAGCCTCCGCACAAGATTCTAAACTGGGCGTAATCGGTTGGGTCGCAGCGATTGCAGCAGGTACAGCCGTGATGATTTCGACTATTTCACAGTTACAATCATTCTCACAGGGTGGTATATTCCAAGGTAGTAAGACAGTAGGAGACCATAACCTAGCACGTGTTAATAGTGGTGAAATGATTCTAACCAATACACAACAAGGAAACCTATTTAGAATCTTAGATAATAATACAGCAGGCCTAGGTAATGGTGTAGGTGTTAGTAGTGTAAGGGTGAAAGGTAGTGATTTGTATCTAGCCCTAAGTAATTATAGCAAGGTTCAGAGTAAGACAGGAAGGAGAGTACTATGATATTAAGAGGTGAATTTAGGGACTTATCGGATGAACTACTAACCGTCCTAATTAAAAGTGGTGGTGGTAGTGGGGAAGTTAAGGAGATAGGCAAGGACGGTTTATACTTTGCTGCTGACCCTGTACAGATAGAAGAAAGTATAGAAGACATAACAGAACACGTAATAAGAAAATCAGCTACTATTAACTTAGTTGTCTCAGATTATTTAGGTGACATACTATTTACAGGTGCAGCTCGAGACATAGTAGTAAACATTTGGAAGGGTAGTGAGTGTGTTTTTGCAGGTTATGTAGAGCCAGCCACTTTCAGCCAACCATTTAATAGTAATGTCGATGAGTTTACCCTTAACTGTACAGACTTTCTTAGCACCCTTCAATATACTAGTTACAAAAATATAGTACCCCTTAACTATAGACAAGCCGTACAAGAGGCAGGTAGTACTAGTTTTAAGCAGGTCATAGAGGGAATGTTTGACACTAGGGGACTAAACCTATACAACAACCAAAAGCCTAGATTATTATATGACCAGTCTAAGGGAACGGCAATGGGAAAGGAAGGTACTGTATTTGAAGAGCTAAGTATTAGTGAGTTGTTCATAATTGGTAAGGATGAGGATAGCACATGGACAAATGAAAATCTACTAAATGAAGTAATGCAGTATCTTAACCTACATATCAGACAGGAAGGATTAGACTTTTATATATATGATTGGGACACACTAGTACAGGGTAATTCTATAAACTGGTTAGACTTACAAACAGGTGATGTAGTAAGTAAGCAGCCACAATCTATTATAATCAACCCTTCACACTATGCAGGAAGTGACGTAAGCCTTAGTACAAGTGAGGTGGTAAATCAGTTCCAATTATCCTGTAGCCTCGAAGGACAAGATACTATTATAGAAAGCCCACTAAGTGAGGATAGTCTTAGGTCACACTACAAAGGACAGCAGCTAATACTCACGGAAATTAGTAGTCTGGGCAGTGGTAAATCAGCACACTCCGCTTTCTTAGACGCTGTAAATGGGAGACCTACTACTTATGACGCACTGACAGAAACAGACTTTTATATGAGGTCAATGTATAACCCAACGTGGAAGTTACGTAAGAGTGAAGATATGTTAGAGGTTGATGAGAATGGGACAGGTATTAATCAGCATAAAGTGGCACAATACCTAAGAGACCATTCCCTCACCCCTGCCCTGCTCAGTCTCGGAAGTGTAGAGCGAAAAGCCAAGGCAACGGATAACAGCCCCACTAGTAAGATAGACTCAGATAATTACCTAGTTATAAGTGTAGGTGGTAATGAGAATGATACAGAGCAAGGACACAAACCTAGCGACAATGACCTTAGAGACTGTTCCCCACTGATTGAATATGTAGGTACTAAGAGCGGTGGTGTATTTAGCCCCCCAGACAGTGAAACAACTAACTATCTAGTCTTTAGTGGTAGTCTATTGTTGCAGCCTATCTTATATGAAAGTGGTATGAGTAGGGCTAGTAGGGTATCAAGTTATGACCAAATACTTAAACATGGTGCAACTAGGACACAAGGGGCTAAGGCAGTAGTACCGTTTTATGACCCACCACGTACTGAGACTATCTATGACATGAGGGACTTGAACAGTAACTTAGTAAGGTCTGAGGGAAATGATGAAGGGCGGTACTACACAAGGAAACATTATAGCGCAAGACTTAATACCGACAAGCCAACCTATAATAGTGGAGGTAGTTATTTTCAACCATGGACTAAGGATAAGGCAGCACAGGGATTAAAGTTTGAGTATAGTAGTGTAGGTGATAGTACAGATAAATTCAGTAAGCTACCAGTACTTGAATGTGAACTTAAGATAGGGTCTAAGTATTGTGTTGAAACGGTCTTAGATGTGTACGGTGATAGTAAGTTTGAATGGTTAACACTCGATGAGATTAAGGCAAGACCAGACCTAACCTACCAAGACAACGGAACAACAACCTATAAAACTACATTCAGTCTAGGTATTAATCCTAAAATAGGAGACTTTATCGTAGGGCAGGAACATAGCCTACAAAATACTATCGACTATACCATGAACCTAGACGGCAAGGAAGGGACTGCAATACCAATTAAACAAAGTGACCGTTTAAGTGGCCGTGTTAGTTTTAAGATACTTGCACCTATACAGTTAGTTTGGGATAAGATTGTAAGACGACACCCAACATTTTTTAGGTCTACAAAATGGACTAATAATAGTAGGTACGTTTTAGCACACACCGAGAATATCATAATTAAGAACTTTGCTTGTAATATAGTGAGTGATAATGGTAAGCAGGAAAGTACTAGCGATAATGACCTAATATACTCTAGTGCAGCACAGACTAAGTATATAAATAAGCATGACGGAACAGAGTTTAAGTTTATCACCCAGCTTAGCAGTAGTGAGGCAGTTGAGAAAGGTATAAAGAATGAAGTCTACCTAAACAGTGTCTTTAATACATCTACAAGTCTACCAGTGAGAACCATATATAATAAGGTGCTTGATGAGACAGGTAAGGCAGAAGAACATTACGTTAGTCAGTATTATAATTTCATGTCGAGGCCTAGACTTAAGGTAGAGGTAACAATGAACGACACAGGGATAGATTTTACTAGTACATATCAATCTAAGACCCTAGGTAAGAAGTTCCTAGTACAGTCAGTTAGTAGGGACATAAGAAATAAAACAGCGAGGATAACATTATTAGAGATATGATAGATGTAGTAAGTTATGCAAAGAAAAAGGAAAGTGCAGGCAGTGTAGGCAGTGGTGTAGGTGGTGGACTAGGTGGCAGTCTGAATAGTACATTAGAGCCTCACTTACTTTGGGGACAGGTATATGATGGGAGACACGACATAAGCGGAGACCTATTAGGAGTTGGTAATATCGAAAGTGACGGTAATGTTAGTGCAAAGGCTATCAATACACAGACAGGCAAGATAGATAGCGTGACAGGACAGGAACTAAGATATACAACTATCATAGGAGGAAGTGTAAGCGCAACAGATTCTACAATTACTAACCTAACTACTACCTCACATACTAGCCAATCACTAACCACCACTAACCTAAACAGTGATACAGGAACTATAACCGACCTAAGCACTCAATCACACAATACTCAACAGTTGACAGCTAAGGGGGTAGATACAGAGAGATTAACAGGTAAGGATATAGTTGTAGATAATCTGACAGTCAACAAAGCAGCACATTTTTTCAGCCTCAGTATAGATGAAGTTAGGGCAGTAGGTGGGCAACTAATATTAACCCCTGCTAGTGCTAAACTTGATAAGGTAGAAGTACAGGGTAATGGTAATTTTAAGTGTAGCTGGAAAAATAGCGATGGGAACAAGAAGGTAGTAAATCAGTTCCTAGCAAATGACTTAGTAGTATGTCAGACCTATAACTTAGAAACGGGTAGTACTTATTATTGGAGGAAATGTATAGAGGCAGGTACAGATGGGGACTATAACTACATAATCCTAAGCAATACCGATAAGGACAGTAAAAGTAATAGTAACCCTTCTGTTGGTGATGAGATTGTACAACTTGGTAATACAACTGACACTACTAGACAGTCAGCTATTATAATTAGTGCTTATAATTCAACGTACTTAGACCCTACTATAAAAGCCCCTAGTATTGTTCAGTATAGTGGTATATCTAGCTATCAACTTGAACCATACAGACAGAACGTACTAAGTAAGAGTGGTAATAAGTTTCAAGGTGAGTTTAAGATTGAGACTGGAAAGACCCTAGAACAATACATAGCAGATAGAATTAAGTTAACTGCTAGTGGTACGCCTTATATTGGAAATAATAATAATTGGTGGATTTGGGATAAAGACCAAAGCAAGTATAAGGATAGTGGTATTAGTGCAGCAGGTAGGGACGGTAGAGACGGCAGTACACCACTGATTAAAAACGGTACTTGGTGGGTTGGTGGTACTGACACTGGAATCCCTGCCCAAGGTAGTAAGGGTGAGAAAGGTGAGAAGGGAGATAAAGGAGACCAAGGACTGAAAGGTGATGCAGGTGTTACCCCTAGAATAGTTGATAATGTTTGGTGGATTGGCAATACTAACACCCAAGTAGTAGCAAGGGGACAAGACGGCAGAGACTTAGACCCAACACTATACTATAAACTCTATGACAGGGGCGGTAGTGTTGCAGTTGTGGATACTAATAACAGGCTTAACTTGAATATAGATTTAGGGCTGATAGAAGTAGTAGGTCAGAGTGCAAGTAGTGTAAGTTCTGATAATACACCAGCCAATAAGATACTGTATAAGGGTGGGCTGATTGCAATTAACAGGGAAGGTAGGTTTAAGCACTCACAGACCCTACCATACACAGGACAGACTACCTTTACATTTAACTTGCTAAGTGGTGATAAGCTGGTAGACTCTTATACTATCCCTGTTACCGTCCTACCTAGTACTGTTTTTTCTGTTACAGACCAAATCAAGGCACAGGTACAAGACACAAAACAGAGTATTAATAATGTAACAGGTAGGATAGGAACTGTTGAGAATAAGGTAACACAACTAACTCAGACGGCAGATACTATCAAAACACAGGTACAGAATAATAAGACCAACCTAGACACCGTAACAGGAAAGATAAGGCAGGCAGAAAGTAGTATTAGTAGCCTCACACAGAAAGCAAGTAGTATAGAGCAGACTGTAACAGGGACAAGGACGGAACTAGATAACCTTAAGAATACCACAACACGAGACATTAACACACTCAGACAGACAGCTAGCGAGACAGAAAGTAAGGTTAGTAGGGTTGAAGAGACCGTTAGAGATTTTAGTGTTGGGGGGCAGAACCTATTAAATGGGGTGATAGATTTTAGACAGCCTACCCCACTACTACACACTAGCAAAGACAAGGACGGATATTTTTACTATAGAGGTGTAGAAACCGAGCAACTAGATGCAGGTAAGAAATACACGCTACAGATAAAGAGTGATGGTTTATTAGCTCGGGGACATGAGAAACAGGGGGATAAGTCTTTTACAGTCTGGTTATGTGGTAAATCTGATAACCTACTTTTTACTAGTGCTAATATGGTGAGTGATTGCGTGTGGACCTTTACCTGCCCTACCACCGACCACTACCAACTAAGACTAAATTCCTATAGTGATGGGGTTAAGTATGAAAGTATAAAGTTCTGGGACATTAAGGTAGAGGAAGGAAATATAGCGACAGGTTGGAGTCCTAGTAGCAGTGACCTATATAATTACTATAGCAGGAACAGGGTAGGATTTGATTTTGTGCAGAACTTTCCAAATGACCACCACCCAGCCCAAAGTATATCATACAACCACAGCACAGACACTATTACAATGTCTTACAATGTTAGCAGGGCAGGGGGACAACTACAGGATATAGATTATACCGTCTTGTTTGACAGCAACTCAGTGAACCTACCAAATGGGTTATACATGGTTAGATTTACACCCTACCTCAGTGCAGCAGATGTAAGGTTATTTGTGGAGATTGATAATAAGGCAGGAACACAAACCCCTATAGATTACTCTCAGCCAGCACACATTATTAGCGGTAGTGAGGTAAGCAGGGTAGTAGAAGTAAAGGATAACTACCTCCGTATCTATTTTGAAAGCGCACACCAAGCAGGACAGGACACTACTAGAGATTGGAGTATTGCCTTAACTGGTTTGAAGGTAGTAAGGATTAACAGTACTGAGTCCTACCTAAAGCAGAATGCAGATAAGATAGAGGCTAAGGTACTGAATGGTGATATAATTCTAGATGCAAAGAAAGTAAAGATTAAGAACGGTAATACTGAGACGGCCCTGTTTGAGAATGGTAAGATTAAGACCTCATACATAGAAAGTCAAAAAGGCTTATTTAGTATAAATGAGGACGGCTTTTATTATCGTGGCACTGTTAAGGATGTTGATAATGAAACGGTAGAAACAAAGATACATAACCACGGCCTTACTACTAGGGTTGATGAGACGATAAAGAAAGAAGGTATCTATAGTAAGGTTGCAATTAGCCCCTATAGTAGAGATATTAACTTAGACATAGTTAGTAATAGTCAGACAGCAATAAGTATTAGTAGCCCTTCACATGACCCCCTACATAATACAGTAGCCCTAAGTGTGACAGATGGATGTGTAGCAGGAATGAGATACGCTACTACTTATGTTAGTTCTGGTACAACCTACTTAGACACTTATGTACAGAATATCATAGTTAACGGTGAAACTGCTAGCCCCCCACAGATGACTAAGGAAGGTGCAGGTAATACGGTCTTAATACTGCCAGATGATGATAGCTTAAGTAAGGGAGAACTACAGGGGGACTTTACAACATCTGATAAAATAGCGTGGCAGAAGAAACACGACCTACCACCTCAGACACTACAGACAGGACAAGAGTATAGAATATATAAGAGAAGTATGGGAACTATTAAGGTGGTTAGCAATTCAAACTACCCAATACTCTACTATACAAGTAACGGTATAATACAGGGAGACTTAGTATTACCTGCAAACTATATAGGAGTACTTAGTGTCTTGTTTGATGGTAACTATTGGAACATCTACACTAACAAATACTAAACTACTATGAAATTTGAGAGAGAACACAGAGACCTAATAAGTTATGCAACTGCCGTACTATTAATTATTAGTGGTGTTGTCTTAGCTTTCTTTAGTTTCTTTATCTTACACCTAATTGAGAACTCTATACTCGGATTCTTAAGTCTTGGGATTACCTTTGCTGGGGCAGTCTTTGGAATAACTCAGATACTAAAAGAGAAGTTTGAGGCCTATAAGATTAGCACTAACAAAGCTATCATTAAGAAACTGAATGAACAGGGGGAAGATAAGGATAAGAAAGAGGAAGTAGAATAGGTCTTTGCAGTCCGTGGTATCTAGTAAAGGGTATCACGGACAATTTTTTTTTTTAACTCTTTTTAGTACAATCCGATATTATTTTATTTTGATAGTTGGTATATAATGTCTATCTTTGCAGTGTAATAATTAAAAACGTTAGCAATATGGAACAGACTAAGAAATTTGATGTAGTGTTTAATGATTCAGCAGATAGTAGCTGTAAAGGGTTTAATGAGAGCTATGAATACTGCTTAGATTACATTAAGACTTATAACGGTACTAGTTATAGTTATTTTGAAGACTATAAAGGAGGTACAGTTAGCATAGTAGAGAGTGAGACAAGGGAAGAGGTATATAGTGAACCTGTTAAGTAAGTAGTACAGATAGCCCAGTCTTTTAGTAGGTTGGGCTTTTAATTTTCTAAAGGTATGGCAAGGTTAAGTAGTGAGCAGCAGGAAGAGGTAGTTAGACTGTATAGAAGTAAGAAGTACAGTATAAAGGAGATATTAGCACTGACAGGGATAGGTAGTGAACAGACAGTGTATAGAATCATTGCAGGTAGAGATGATGTAGAAAGGATGAGACGAACAAGCCCTACTAAGAAATATAGTGTTAACCTAGATACTGAGGCGGTTAGGGTCTTAGATACAGTTAACCCTAGAAATATTAGCCAGTGGATTAATGACCTAATAGTTAAGGCAGGTGAGGACTTGATGATTAGAATAGAGACAGGCAATGCAGAACAGGCTAAAGAGGTACTACAGGGGTTAGGACTTGAATATAGACTTAGCAGGGAACAGGTTAAGAAGAGGTGGGCTAGTATGAAAATCCCAAGCCTAACCTATGACAACCCAGCAACTAAGGAATTAATCGACAGTGCTATAAACTTTACCCTACAGAAGACTAACTACTTTACAGTGGACGGTGGCAAGATAGAAATAGAGGTAGGTATGAAGGATAGAAAGAAGGTAATAACTGCACTGAAAGAATTAGGTATAGAGGTAAAAGACAGGGCTAAGAAACTAACTACCCTAACAGAACAGCTACAGGAACAGATTAGGAAAGGTCTAGAAAATAAAGAGGTACAGGCAGAACTTGGGAGGCTTGGAAAGAGCAGCAGACATTATTATACTGTTGCCTATGAAGTATTAGATAGGGCAGGATATAGATTTAACCCACTCAAGCACCCAGCAAGCCTAGAACAAAGTAAGTGGGCTGAGACATTCAAGGAAACAGGGGATAGAAGGACACTAAAAAGCAATCTAGACCTATTAGAAGAAGACGATACAGACAAGCTAGGGACACTAATAGAAGGTATTTTGTATAGTGTACATTCAGAATCTTAGTAATACTTGCAAGACCACCTAAGACGTACTAACTTTGCAAACGTAATCAATAAACAAGGAAGTGGAGGCACACTATAAACAGCAACAGTAAACTATGCAGATTGAAGAGTTAGTTAAGAAATTTGAAGAGATGGTAGGTGTACGTAACTGTAACTTTAAGTATGTAAGGCCGTTTGTTACCTATAAGTTTGGACGTAATGAAGGTGAGAAGATTGAGAACTTAGATAAAGAGGCACTATTAAAAGCCTTAGAGTACTTTAAGTCTAAGCACTGTTTGGTAAGTAAGGAGGACGCAATTTGTAGGTTAAAATATTCTATGCTAAGTTCAGAAGACCTAGAAGAGATTAAGAGTAGCCTAGATAACACAATATTTGAGGCTATGCAAAGAGAGGTACAGGATGAATATAGGAACATAGAAAGAGAACAAGACGAGATAAATGAGAGAAGAAGAAGATATGAAGAAAAGAGAAGACTAGTAGAAGATAAGATACGACAGACAGAAGTACTAGAGTCTAGGTAGTATTAGGTAAGATAGTTTTACTTTCATTATTAAACAAAACACACTAGAGTAGCTTGACTGAGAAGTTAGGCTACTTTTTTTATTCCTAATAATTTGGTGGTGTCCCAAATGTTTATTAACTTTGCACCCAGTACCCCAAGCCTTAAAGTTATCGAAACTGAGAGCTATAATACTGAACATCAATGAGTTACCTATATATGGGCAATGTCATAATGTTTTTGTATTATAAATAGGGGCTACTGGGAAGTAGTCCTTATTTGGTTATATATAGTTACTAGTCAGACAGTTACGTATAAACTAGCGGTAATATCGGTTAAGATGTACTATGTAAATTTTAGGCTTGATTTAGGGTATTATCCACGAAATTATGAACCGTTTTAAGAACTGTATTAAGAACTAGTAGTTATGTGTAGTATCAACAAACAAGTAAATTTAGGTGTTTCATTTGTACTCAGAGACCGCAGGGCAACTAAGCCAACCACCCTGTACTGTATCACTAGAATAAATAGTAAGCAGCACAAAATACCGTTAGGGGTTAAAGTGTTGGCTAGTCAGTGGGATAAAACCTATCAACTAGCTATTATTAGTAACCTACAAAGTAAGCTAGATAACTATAACAACCAAATAGCCAATGAGAAGATAAATGAAATAAAAGGTAAGATTTCAGAATATTTAGACTATATTTGCACTAAAGAAGTAGCAGAATTAAATTTTAACTCACTTAGTAAATTTTTGGTAGGTATGGGAAAAACAGCAGCAGACTTAATAGAAAGTGCTTTTTATTATTTATACCCTAAAGACACAGATACTAGAAAGACCTATATATCTAGGCTTAATAGTTATCTAGAGTACTTAAAAGTTAAGAACTTGGATAGTTTGGAAGTATTTAAGCAGAGCGGATTAAACGCTTATACTAGATACCTCACTGAGAAGAGAGAGAGTAAGGCTATGATTAATGCAAAGTGTGAAATGATTGTTAGGCTAGTAAATAAAGTCTTAGCGATTGAAGAACCCTATCTTAAGTTTAACATTAGCGGAGGCCTACAGTACAATAAGAAGAAGGACAGTAGACCAGATAAAGGTAGATTTGCACTGACCTTAGAGGAGGTACAGGCTATAGAAAAACTAGACTTTGCCCCAGCTGAGAAGTACGACCTAAAAACTATCCTACCTAGACAGGAAGACGGCAGTATTAACCCAAAGTACCCACTAAGTCTTAGGGGTAGGTTATTAAGCGAGTATAGGGATATATTTGTCTTACAGTGCAGAACAGGACAACGAGTAAGCGACCTAGCACAGTACTTATTATATATAGTAGGACAACCAACGGATAAGGTTAAACAGGTTGAAGTAGAAGGGCAGTGCTACTATGAACTAAAGACAAAGAAGAGCCAAGGAAAGGAGTGTGCGCTAATTGTTGAAGATGAGTATATTAAAACATTCATAGGCAAGTATAATAGGGTTAAGTTTCTAATAGATGTAGCTAAGTTAGATAATAATAACAGCTACTATAATTACGCTATTAAGATGTTGGCAAAGCTAGCAGGAATAGATAGAGAGATAACCTACAGAAACGCACAGGACGAGGAAATAACAGAACCAGCCTACCTTAAACTATCCTCACATTGCGCTAGACATACATTTATAACCCAGAAACTAAATGAAGGTGTAAGCCCAGATAAACTATGCTACCTAACAGGACATACAGACGATAATATGATTAAAACTATCTACAGCCACCTTACAAGCACTGACAAAGCTAGGATGGTGGGTGAGGAGTTGGTGAAAGTTGGGGCTATACAAAACCCACCCAACCAATATAATACAGTACAACCTAAACATAAAGAGGCTGTAGATTATGATAGACTGTTGGGAAAGATTGGAAACAGTAAGGGAAGACTTGGGGATATTGCTAAGTGGTTGATAGATAACGATATAAATATAGAGGCACTGATTGGATATTATCAGAAACTTAACCCAGACTCTATTAATAAGGTGGGGGACATGGTAGTAAGGGCTGATATGATGATGAGTAGGTTATTGACAATCAGAGACATAATACAGGGAAGTTAACCCACCCAACCAGACCTAGGAAGTGAGCAGATGTACAGTTAAATGTATGTCTGCTTTTATTTTGCCTTAACTCATTGGAACACAGGGAGATACAGAAAAACACAGGCTTAGGAAGGGTTGGTATGGTAAGGGGTTGATATTCAGTGTGTTATGTAATATTGAAGGAAAATTAGAGCAGATTATGTAGGGGGGTGGGGGATATGAGGGTATGTGGGGCGGAAAAACCATGAAAAACACAGGATAAACTAACCACCGCCTTAAGTTGCCCCCCCAATTTTTACCCCAAAAATGGCTTAATCTCTTATTAGTGTAATGTACGTGCGTATGTGCGAACATTTTATAATTATGCAATTTTTTAATAAGCCCCTATTTTGTCCCTTAGACTTGATAGGTGTAGTGATGGTAAGTGTTGAAGACTTATCAATGATTGAAAGTACATTTGTTATCCTGTAATGGTAATAAATGTATGTGGGAAGGTCTACAACCCTTAACAGTAGATAAAGAAGTCATTTGTTATCATGTAATGGTAATAAATGCAAGTGATAAGGTCTAGAACCCTTAACTATGACAGTACAACTAACCAGCTTTTCCCAACTTGAAAAACACAGAGGTAAGGCACAAACTAAAATGAACATGACAAACATTAAACAAGAATCATGGAAAAACATTAAAGGATATGAAACCTTTTACAAGATTAGCAGCCTAGGACGAGTGAAGAGCCTAGCAAAGACAATCACTAGGAAAGACGGTGAAGTTAAAAACCTAAGTGAAAAGATAATTAAACCATTCCTAACTAAGAAGGGATATAAACAGATTGTACTAACTAAGGATGGTGATAAAAAGAAACACTACATACATCGATTAGTAGCACAGGCCTTCATACCAAATCCAAACAACCTACCAGAAGTTAATCATATCAACGAGGATAAGCTAGATAATGAAGTAGTTAATCTAGAGTGGCTTAGTAGGATTGATAACATGAGACACGGTACATTACAGGCAAGGAGAGCTGAAAAAGCAAAGAAGACTGTAGAGGTATTAGATAGTGCAGGGACTGTAATAGAGGTCTGTAGGGGGCTGAAAGATACTGCTATGAAATATAATACCACTGACTACTATATAAACAGAAGTAGTAAGAACGGTGTAGATTTGATAGGACGTGGACTTTGTAATGTTAACTTTAGAATTAAATAATACTATGTTTGGAATTATATACAAGTGGACAAATAAGAAGAACTGTAAGAAGTATGTAGGTCAGACTGTAAATCCAAGAAAAAGATACCTACAACACAAGAGAGGAGAAAGGGCAGATAGTCAGATTATAGACAGAGCAATACTTAAATATGGTGCTAAGAACTTTGACTACACCGTACTACTAACTATTCATGCTGATACTAGGGAGGAACTTAGGAGACTACTAGATGAGGCAGAGATAGCACTTATTAGACTAGAACAAAGCTATTATAAGACAGGGAAGGGGTACAATATGACACTATGCGGAATGACTAGGGGTACTTATAATCACACAGAAGAAACTAAGATTAAACTAAGTAAGATGAAGAAAGGACACAAACTAAGTGAGACTGCTAAGAGAAATATAGCAGAAGGGCATAGGGGGCTGAAATTCACTGAACTACATAAAGCCAACCTACAGAAAGCTAATACCTGTAGAATGAAAGGGGTAAGACAGATGACTAAGGAAGGAATATTAGTAGCTGAATATCCAAGCATAAAAGAGGCAGAGCGACAGACAGGTATTAATAGAGGTAATATAAGCGGTAGTATTAAGCACCTAAATAGAACGGCAGGAGGCTATAAGTGGGTAAAAATGCAGTAATGAACCCCTAGAAGTCTTATACATAGAAACAAACTAAAACATAAATAATTGGGTATGAAAAGTAACAAGGTATTAAGTATTGTAGGCGGTGTTCTATTTATTATTGGAACAGGCCTATTTATGAAGTGTGAACAGATTAAAGCTAGACAAGAGGCACAACAAGCACAATTCCAAAAGGTCTTAGTATTGAAGTCTAAGGCGTATGAAAAAAGTAAGACACAGGACAGAATTAAACAGTAAACATCATGAAAAAGTATATTGTATTTGACAGTAGGAATAATATAGTAGGTAGATTTGAGACCGAAGAAGAAGTACTAAAAGGTCTGGGGCTGGAAAATTTATTAAGCCCTAAATCCTAGTGCGTGGCGGATCGGGTCACTACTTTTCGATAAGACACTAGGAACTCTCTAATTTCAAAACGCAAAAAGGCGGCGTTTGTTAATTTATTTTGAATGTAAAGTAGCGAGGTAGTTTGTCGGTAAGTTCATTGTGTAAAACTATGAACGGCTGATAGATACTACCCAATGTCTAAGCACGGAAAAGGACGACACACGGAAAACCACTGTATAGGCTCCGGTCGAAATAATCCCCTTCGATAATGTTTGTACAGTACTGAGCAAGGTTAGTAGTGGGTGTTCGTGTCGATATAGTACGTGCTGACTAAGTGGGTTGTCGGTTAGTAAGTTCAAAGTTTTACATAATGAACGGCTGATAGATGACGGCTTAGAGTGACAAACAGTAAAGCTAGGATAAGGTTGTCTGCCCAGCCCTAGCAAGACAGGTTTTTATAGGGTAACTTATAAAGACAGGGTTAGTATAGTAGGGTTAAAACAAAAAACCTCCAAACTCAACTACTATACTACTCCTTAAAATAGTTAATAATGCACGCCATCAACTAATGTGCAGGTATAGAAAGCCCCTAGTGTGTAAGGAGGATAAAACCACCTAGGCACTACTTTTCAATAAGGCTAGGGGTACGAGGACTATTAAACTATTACAAGAATGAAGGAAGACAAAGATTTTTTAGTGACTGTATCCCTTAGTAAACTGGGGTATAACAGTAAAGATGAATGTAGAGCAGCGGTAATGAATGATAAGCCTAAGATGGCTGAACTAGGGATAACTGAGACTATGAGGTTTAAGAGGACGACACTAAGCCTACCTAACCTACTAGACAGAATAAGACACGGTTATAGTATGTGCGGTCTATATAGTTATGCAGTGGGGAAAAAGGTTTGGATTAATACTAGTACAGGGAAGTCTTATTATACACTACCCACTGAGAAAGACGGATATATGAAAAGGTGTATTAAGAGGTCTGAGTTCTGGTGTGGGTCGCAAATCGTATGTATTGATATAGATGAGACGGCCTATACTGACATACCAACCTACCTAAATAAACTATCATACCTACCTACTTTCTGCTATGCAACATTTAGCGACAAGCCAGAATCTAGAAGGTTTAGGCTAGTATATGTGATGTCTAAGGTGTTGAAGTTGAATGAATTTAAGGCAGTATCAACAGTATTACATAGGGAGGTAGAAAAAGATACCCTAGAACGTTGTAAAGACTGTTGTGGTAAAGTTGAAACGCAGTATTTTAATGGATGTTCCTTAAATTCAGAGTGTTACTGTAGCGACCTAGTGTATGACTTGATAGATATAAGGGGGTATTATGATGTACTCTTAGACTTGATAGCAGAAGAGGAAGAAGAACAGAAGATAGCAGTAGACCCTAAACTAATATATGACCTAAAGAACTTAAGCTATGGGATGGTACTGAAAAACTACTATGGAAAGTTTGAGTACTACTATAGGTCTAAGGTTGAGTTCGAGGAAGGACAGGAAATTAAGTTAGTCAGTGAAGAGAACGGTTACTATGAACTTTACTACAGATGGGAAAATGACCAGCCCAAGAAATACAAAGACGGTGAACATAGAAGGGCTAAGATGGGTAATTATGCAAGACTAAGAAGGTTGATTAAGCCAGATGTAACAAGTGATGAACTCCTACTTAACTTGTATATAGACCGTGAACGTTTCTTTGATAACTCGGATGATGTACTGACTATTGATTACTTGGTTGGGGTTGTAAAGAAAGCAATGAGAAAAGACCTACCTACACTACAGGCTGAATATGAAGAGTCTAGAAAGGTAATTAAAAAAGTAATGAAGTCGGAATATCACCAAAAGAAAGTAGTAGTTAATACAGGACTAGTGAGTAGGAAACTAGAACGTGGTAGAATGCAAGGACTAATTAATAAAGGTATCAAGGAATGGAACTACTATGAATTAGACCTGTACTATAATCCAGAATTGACAGTAAAGGAAAACTTAGAGGTATTGAGACAGAATGGTATAGAGGTTTGTGAGAAGACCCTATATAATTACTGCAAGGATAGAGGTATAGTACTGAAACTTACCGATGATGACCTAAGAAAGCTAATAGACCCAAACCTAAGTGTACGTAAAAACCTAGAGAACATCAAGGGGCAGGGTTATAAGGTTAGCAAGGATAGGGTACAGAAAATAATTAACCAGTTCCAACCCTAAACTATAAATGGGAAGGGACACAAAACATTAAAAATATGAAGACAGTAGATTATGGTAAAATTGAAAGCCTGTATAACACTAGATTAAGCATACAGGAAAACTTAGAAGTATTAAGACAGAAAGGTATAGAGGTGAGTGAGAGAACCTTATATAGATACTGTAAGGATAAAGGAATAGGTGATAGACTTAGTGATGATGAGCTGAGACACTTGATAGACCCAATGCAGACTATAATAATGAACCTAGAGACAATCAAGGGAAAAGGTTATAGGATTAGTAAGGATAGGATTAGTAAGATATTGAAGGAAACTAGAAATACATACAGGCCTAGTGAGTATGAAGAACAGCCTAAGACGGAAATACTTACTACACTTAAACCTACCCTAAATGATATAGTAGGGCTAGATAAATTTCTAAGTAGCCTAACCCCTAACATTAATGAAGAGTGGCAAGAGAAGGAAACTAAGGAAGATGTTTGGCAAGATAAGGAAAAGGTTAAAGGTAATGATTGGCAGAAGGAGGAAAAGCCTGTAGAAGAAGTGAAACCTACTATACAGAAAGACCCTAACCCACTTTGTAACCTTAAATTTGATTTCGCTAAGTTGATGGGAGATTTCTAAAGTGTTGAATATTAATGGGATAGCGCATGGCTCGGCAAGGCCAGCGCGCCATGATAATATAGTTACACACTCAGTCTTAAACTGAGAGTGTGTAACGGTTATAGTGTAATTAAGTTACACTATTATATAGAAGGATTACAAAATAAGGACACTTTAGAACCTTAGTATAAACCCTAGAATTAGCCAAATATTACATAACTAACTGATATATAGTAAGTTAGGGTAAAAACAACCTTCTACTAGGGTTACATGGCAAAACAAGGAATTAATGGCAAAATAAGGAATATACTAAAATTCTATGGCAATACAAGGAATTAATAGATAAAGTATTGGCAGAATAAGGAATATACTATAAATCCTATGGCAGTACAAGGAATTAATAGTAGGTCTTATTGGCAATACAAGGAATTAATAGATAAAGTATTGGCAGAATAAGGAATATACTATAAATCCTATGGCAGTACAAGGAATTAATAGTAGGTCTTATTGGCAATACAAGGAACGACATTATTAATTAACCGTCTTAGTAATCAAACTAGGACATAATACATTAAATAGATATGACAGCAGAAGTATTTAATCAGACTGAGACAATGACAGAAGAGGCAAGAAGAGAGTATAGCCGTCAACTTGAAAAGGAGTTATTCGGTGATGTACAGGATAACAGGGAAACAATCTTACCTAGCAAACCAAAGACTAATAAGAAGGATGATACAGTTAAGCTAAGTAAGAAGGAAGAGAAGGAACAGGCAAGGGAGAAGTTTTTAGATACCTTAGAGAATGTTAGGTATAATGATGAGTCTAAGCGTTTAAGCCTATACACATTTGACGGTCGTAGTAATGATATGTTTTGGGATATGGTATTAGAGGCTAGGAGAAAGAAGTTAGAAGGTATTGTAGATGAGCCTGTAGATAATACCCCAAGCAATCCAATCCCAACAACTACAACTAATCAATCAGACCCTTACCAATCAGACCCTATGTTAAGAAGTCTAGGGTTAACAGGTGACGAGAAAGAGGACAACATTAAGATACAGAACAGTCTATTAGGTCTTAGTGGCAAGTGGGATAAACTTTAATCAAGGAGGACAGCAGCAATGAAGAAGAATATAGAGAAGTCAGTATTAAATAAGAAGGTAGGACAGGTAGAGTGTGCAACCCTAGACAATGAGGTACAGGAACTAACAAAGGAGGAAGTACTAGAAAGGTTTAAGCAGCAAACAGAAAGACGACAACTACCTAAGAAAAGCTGGTTAGACTTTAGGGTGTTCTAGTGTACAATATTGCAAGTCACACACCCTACAATCCTAATAAGTAGAGAGGATAATAGGTAATGTGTAATATTGCAGCCTACACGCCCTAGAATCCTAATAAGTAAGAAAGAAATTGTTTTCAATCTGTAATAGTTTATTGTCATAATTAGGTAGGGGTTAGTAGTGATATTAGCCCTTACCACTTTACTAATACAGACTGAGAACTAAACACTAATAAACTATGCCAACAATATACAGGCCACCTAAGAATACAAACAAAGATTCTTACAGCCAAAAGCGGAAAGCAGAACGACAGAAAATATATAGCACAACAGCCTGGAAACAACTAAGAGAGACTAAGCTTAGACTGAAACCCTTATGTGAATGTTGTCTTAAGAAGGGTATAATCAAGGTTGCCCAAGATGTACACCACAAAGTTAGTTTTATGTCTACTAGTAATCCTGTTGAGAGAGATAGACTAGCGTATGACTTAGAAAACCTTCAATCAATCTGTAGGGAATGTCACAACGCTATCCACAACCCAAAGAAGAATAACACAACACCTAGTAATAATGTAGGGGAAGACTTACAGTACTAGGTTTGAAGTATAAAGTCAGATGATAATGTTAGTTATTAAGGGGTGAGGTAGAGAGTAAAGTGTAACAGACTGATTTTAAGCACTTTATACCCCCGCCCCTATCTAACTATTTGACTATCAACG